ATACCGAATTTCTGGGCGCAACTTTGCCAAGCAAAAACAGAAACACGCAAAATATGGTAATATAAAATGTATGAAAGGTATCGCACTGGAATTCAAAACAAGAGTACCGACATCGACAGATGCCTTTAATAATTCAGTCTATACCATCGTCGGAGTATCAGTGCCGGACTGCCTAATTGCACCGCTCAGCGCACCAACCAATGCCCGGGAGCAACAGGCGATTGACCAAATGCGCGATGTGGTTACTATCCACCTGCCAAAATTGCTGACTGCCGATCTATCAGGTTCATACGTGGCATGGAAAGGTCGTATATTCCAACTCGACTCTAGCAGCACGTCGTTCATGGACGAGAATACACCGACTCGATGGAATAGGTACTTTACGGCAGAGTCCGTTGGGCGTTATGATGAAGGCGACAACGATGTATGGCTACACTTCTTCGTTACCGAGGACAGCAAGTTTTATTTAGCGGGGGAGACGTCATAATGGCATTCATGTTAGACCCGAAAAAATTCTCTGATTTTCCACCAGAACCAACTGTCGATGGTTCAGAGATTATTCCGATCGTAAAAGACGGACAAAATAGTTCAGTCACGGTTGAAACCTTGCAACAATTAGTGGACGTAATTACTGACCACGGACAACTCGGTGGTCTTTCTGATGATGACCATCCGCAGTACGCATTGGCAGACGGATCAAGAGGTGACTTCGCAACGACCGGTCAGGGAGCGTTAGCGGATACCGCCTTGCAAAACATATCTGGTCAAGACTTATCTACTGCCGACAATACCGCCTCTGCGTTCATAACCGCTGCAGATGTGCCCGCCGAGACAGACCCAGTATTTGCTGCAAGTTCCGCTGCTTCAATCACTCCAACTGATATTACTCACCTTGCAAACCTGGACTCTGCCGCTTACGAGCCGTCAACAGCATTTGCCCCGGCGCTTGGCGTTGATGATAACTATGTCACCGATGCAGAGAAGTCCAACTTGCACACCCACTCAAATAAAACAGTACTTGATAACACGACCGCTTCATTTACCACCGCAGACGAAACCAAGCTGGACGGCATTGCAGCGGGCGCACAGGTCAACACCGTCACCTCCGTCAACACTCGCACAGGTGCAGTCACAGGGCTGGCAGAGGCGTCAGACCTCACCGCTCACACTGGCAACACCTCAAACCCTCATAGCGTTACAAAGGCGCAGGTGGGGCTAGGCAACGCTGATAACACAAGTGACGCGGCAAAGCCTATCTCAACCGCCACGCAGACGGCACTGGATGGGAAGTTTACCCAACGCACTATCACAGGCACAACAAACCAAGTGACCGTCACGAATGGCGATGGGGTAAGTGGTAACCCTACGCTGAGTTTGCCACAGGATATACATACGGGGGCTAGTCCTAGTTTTAACACCGTAACGGCTAGTTTGACTGGTGCAGCATCACTGAACGTACTTAAAACTGGGGGTACGATGAGCGGAGCGTTAGCTATAAATGCAACTACCCCTTTAGTATTAAATACAAGTGACCTAGTAGTAACAAAAAATGGTACAGGAATAGCCATTGGGGTTGGAACAGCGACACCAACAGGAAATACAAATCGTGCAGTCTTTTGGCTCAATGACACAGGTGCAGGTTCAGAGTTTAAGATGTATAACTCGACTGTCCAAGCACGACTATATAATAACGGTTCATCAACGATGGGATTTGGCACAGATAGTAACCATAGTATTGCTTTCTTTACTAACGGTGGAGCAAACGTCCGTTTAATCATAAATAATACAGGTTCTATCGGAGCATCAGGCACAATTTACCCAACAACTACAGGTACTTATAAACTGGGTGATACAACAGTTTACTGGTCAAATGTCTATGCCACTCGTCATTACCTAAACAGTACAGCGTATGCCGACGGTGCTACTGCTGGACAATTCAAAATAACAGGGCTACTCATGCCAGTACAAGCAACAACTGCTGGTGCGCCAGCGTATGTAAAGGGTGCAATATACTTTGACACTACGCTCAACAAGCTCTGTGTCGGTGGAGCAACCGCTTGGGAAACAATAACGAGTACATAAGGAGAACCATATGACCGCAATCTCACTAACCATCAAAGACACCCTCTACACAAAAGAAGTAGAAGCGGTCGCAGCAATGAACGGCTGGACGGAAACAATCCCTGACCCTGCCAACCCAGAGCAGACGATACCGAACATCACCAAAGAGGTGTTCTTCAAGAGGCAAATTAAAGCATGGGCAAGAAATCAGGCAGTCGAGTTTGCGGCGAGAACTGCCTTGGCAGCCGTAGTAATGGAGGCAGATGAAGCCTAATGAAACTTGAAGACATCACGACAGTAGAGCAAGCAAAGGCGCTCGCCTTTGATTGCATACAGGCTATCGAACAACAGCAGCAGAACTTGCGAGCCTTGCAGCAGCGTATTACACAGCTCAGCGAGGAAGCAAATGGCTAATATTGAAGCCCTCGTCATTGAATGGCTCGGCACTGTAGTGTCGGACTATCCTGTGAGTGGTGACAAGCCAACAAAACCACCAGAGAAGTTTATCCTGGTGGATCGTACCGGCGGTCCACGTGAGGCTATGGTACTGGATCGCGCTGAGATACTCATCGAGGTGTATAACAAGACTAGCCGGGCAGCGGCTAGTGATGAGGCAAATGTGATTGCTGACCTTGTGCCGCAACTCCAGGCATACAACGACAACATTACACACGCAAAGGTAAACTCGGTCGTCAACCTAGATGATACCCTTGCTCAGTATCACCGATACCAGGTATACTGCGACGTTTACCACCGCCGCTAATGGCTGCATAACAAAGTTACTCAAAGTACTTGTTGCAAATAACGCGCTTGTGTTATATTGGAGATAGTCAGAAAAAACGGGTTACGCCCCGGAAAGGAAAAGCGGAGATGACTAAATACTTTACAAAAGATGGCGACGATTTTAAGGAAGTGGAAGATACACTTTTCACTCAATCCGAGATCGACACAAATATCATCCCTAAGCGTCTCGAGCGGGAGCGCGGCAAGTTTGCCGATTACGAAACCCTCAAAGAGAAGGCTGCAAAGGTTGATACGATCAAGTCAGAACTTGAGAGCAAGCTAGCGGAAAAGGACGTCACGATTGGCGACCTAACCACCAAAGTGAAAACTGCGGAGCTAGGGACTGAAAAAGTCAAGATTGCTAGCAAGTACAAGCTATCTGATGATGCACTTGAGTTCCTAGACGGCGATTCTGTCGAGGCACTAGAAGCGAAAGCTGAAAAGCTCTCAAAGCTAGCTCCTGGAGGAAAAGTAGTCGTTAAGAAAACCGGCAAACCTGCTGAAGGCGAGGCGGACGGAAACACAAGCATCGCTCGTAACTTATTTGGTCGAAACAAAGCTGACGCTTAATTCAACCTAATATTTCACAAAGGAATTTAAAGCTATGGGTAATCCGCTTTACACAGATGCACTCGACTTAGCCGCACACCAGGGCGAAGCGTGGAGCAAAAACATCCGAGGTGGCGTCCTCTCTAAACTCGCCGCACAAGATCCAACCATCAAAGTAGGTGACACCGCTCACTTTACATTTACCGGCACTCCAAAAGCCGAGCTGGTTGGTGAAGGCGCTGATAAGTCCAGCAACGATGGCACGCCTACTAAGGCAACCACCAAGACTTACACGGTTCAGGTTACTTACCGAATGAGTAACCAGGTTCTATGGGAAGATGAAGACTACCAAACCGGCATCGTCGACAAATTGGTAGCAAACATCGCCATCGCTTTGAGCCGCGCGCTCGACTTGATTGCGATTCACGGCATCAACCCTAAGACCGGCACAGTATCTGGTAACGTTAGCCAGTACTTTGCGAAAGCTGGAAACGACGTTGGTCGCGTTGTTGCAACAGCTGATCCGAATGCGGACATCGAAGCGCAAGCTGAAGATCTCCAAGAAGCGGGTCACGTTGCGACGGGTATCGCGTTCGATCCTGTCTTTGCCGGTAAACTGGCTCGTACTCGCGACGAGAACGGCGTAAAGCTGTATCCAGAACTGGGTCTTGGTTTCAATGTTGACAACTTCCAGGGACTCCCTGCCGCTGCTAGCGACACAGTATCTGGTCGTCAGGAACTCGGCGCGGAAGACGCTCGTGTTCAGTCGCTCATGGGTGACTTTAACGCCTTCCAGTGGGGTGTTGCCCGCAACGTGCCTCTAGAAACCATCGAGTATGGTGATCCAGATGGTGCAGGCGACCTTAAGCGTACGAACGAGATCGCGATTCGTGCGGAAGCCGTCCTCGGCTTTGTCATCTTCGACGAGACTGCTTTCAGCCTCATCGAAAAACCAGTTGCTAGCTAATCTCGGCTACTAACTACAGAGGCGCTCCACTTCGGTGGGGCGTTTTTGTTTGTTGTGATAAAATAAACACATGAAGAAAGCTCAAATATACCTATACAACAACCGCTTCACTGGCGAAGTCTTACCGCTCACAAAGGCGCAGGGTAAGAAGCTATCAGAGGACTGGTCGCGCATCAAGCCAGCAATCAACGACAAAGGGCAGCGCGTGCTGCGTATGAAAATGGAAGGCGCGACAGTAGATATACTCGAAACGGAGGTGGCTGATGTCGTCCCTGGATCAAAGTAAATATATTGCCGACCTGGTGGTGATCAAAACAAAAGAATTCAAAGAGGTGAAGGAGTTGCTATTGGCGAATGAAATCATTACCGCCGACGCCGAGATAGTCAAAACCGCTCAAAGCATCGACGAGATTACCCACGCATTGACAGACCAGCAGGCTTCTAAGTTCATAGACGTATTAGTTGCCACAAAAGAGCCGGTGCGCGGTCGTGTGTACTCTAAAAAGCGCGTAGAGCAGGCGTCCGGCTTGGTAGATGATATTAAAAGCACTATTGCAGGGTGGACGTTCTAATGGATTACTCACAATTTAATGATACGATCCAAAAAAAGGTCATGGCGGCACTCGCCATTATTAACAACCCCGAAGTAGCGCCGGACGTGCGCCAGCTCAACCAGGAGATACTATTCCGGGAAGTCGGCGCGGCGGTATACGCCAAAGTCTACAATATGAATGCCTTTGATTATGAAATCGAGCATACAACCGGTCCGGGCATTGACGACCGGCACTTCGGATTGGCAAAGGTTGCCAGCGCCAGCGTGTCTGCAGGAGCGCTCGGGCTTGGTCTGCTGGTCCGGAATTACCTGGATACTATGGCGAGCAACGCGCAGCGGGACGCTACTCGTAATGCATCGCAGTCCGGTAAACGTGTCCGCATAATTCGCAAGGTAGTCAGCGAGTCTTGCGAATGGTGCGATGGACTAGAGAAAACATACGACGGCAGGTTTGAAGATGTTCCGGCTGATATATGGCTTCGACATCGTGGTTGCGACTGCTCAATTGTTACTGAGGGCTATAAGACTAGAAACGGTTTGCTGGATAACTACGTCAAAGACAAAGACGGCAATCGAATATAAAGGTATATGCACCCAACTTTTGAGGTAAAAGCCTATGTCGCAAAATATCGTTGAGCTAAAATTCGCAGGAAATATACCCGCAAAGAAAAACTCGCGCATAAATCGTGGGGACGGCATGAGCTTTCCAAGCCGGGACTTTGAAAAATGGCAAACCACTGCTATGCAAAACGTCCGCCTGCAAACAAAGGTTGAGTTCGTCGACCCGGTATCGATGGAAGTTATTATTTACTTTGGCAGCGACACCCGCGCCGATCTCGACAACCGGCTGACCAGCATACTCGATATGCTCGTGAAGTGCCACGTACTGCCGGACGACAAATGGCAGAACGTCCCAGCGATCGCACTGCAGGCTGAATATCGCAAAAACCGCCCGGGCGCGTTCGTGCGAATGACCGAGTTGCCCGCTGATTACCTCGGTCCAGAACTGGCGGCGACACGCGCCAAGCGAAAGCCCCGGAAACACTAGCGCTATTCGTATGTTACAATTACAATATCTGGTATAATATAAACCAATAACAATTACGCTTACGGAGCGGCAAACCCGGCTTAAAAAGGACAGCAATGCAACCACAGCCGGTAATCGATCCACGAGAACATGAAGCACAAGCAATAGCAGTTCAATTATTGCGACAGCTTAACGTATACGAACCGCAGGTTGCTAATAAGTATGCCTACTATGAAGCCGACCACGACACCCGCGACTTTGGTATCTCTACCCCTCGCAAAATGCTCCACCACCGCCCGGGTATTGGCTGGGCAAGTCGTGCGGTCAACTCTCTTTCAGACCGCGTAAACTTCGACGGATTCGCTCGCGACTCGTTCGGAGTGAATAACTATTTTACTCAAATAAACGCCACCAGCGTCATTAGCCAGGGAAAGCACGACAGCGCAATCGGCGGTTGTGCCTTTGTTGCCGTCGTTGACAACTCCGAGGACGACCCAGCGCACCCTAAAATCCTCATGCCATTTACTGCAGAGGAAGCCACCGGCGAAATCAACCAGACGACCGGCTTGCTAAACGTTGGTCTAGCCGTTACTCGCTGGGCAAAGCCACAGCCAAGCATTACACAGCCCTCGCGCCGCGTACGCTTCGCTCCTGCAGACTTCATTGTATTTACCAGGAACTTTACTGCTATATTTGAAAACCGAGCGCTATCATTCATCGTCGACAACCCAACCGGACGTTGTTTGCTACTGCCTATGACGCACCGCGCCAGCGCCCGCCAGCCTCTTGGTAAATCACGCCTTACTAAAACCGCCCGCCGGATCATCCAGGAAGTCGGACGCCAAAAGCGCCGCGAGGAAATTGCCGAGGAGTTCTACTCACTGCCACAACGCTACATTACCGGGCTTGCTGAAGGCGCTAAAAAAGACCCTAAGCTAGACAGCTCAATCGGTATCGTATGGGCAATCCCTAAAGACGAAGAGGGCAACGCGCCAACTGTCGGTCAACTCCAACAGATGTCAATCGACGGCTTCATTGGTGCGAAAAAAGACAAGGCGCGCGACTTCTGTGCGGAGACAGCGCTTACACTCCGCAACCTCGGTTATGAAACCGGCAACCCAACCAGCGCCGAGAGCCTATCGGCTATGTCGGACGACCTCTTGCTTGAGGCTACAAACTGGCAGGACGAGCTGGGCAACCAGATCAAGAATATCGCTATTACTCTCCGTATGAGCATCGACGGTATT